CTTCTTAAGACCAATTTTGACCAACTTACCGCAAAACTTGCTACGGGATTTTTGCCGATAATCACAAAATTAATCCAAACATCAAACAATTTTATGGATAAATTAATGGGTGATCCACAAACGTTACAATCAATTCAAAATGTTGTAATGTCAATTGGAGATAAAATAGGAAGTGCATTTACAAGCGTTCAACCTATTATTTCAGAAGTTAGTTCGGAATTTTTTAATTTTTTAATGGCTATGAAACCAGTTTCCGAAGAAATAATCAATAGATTAGTACCTTTTGGAATGTTTTTATATAATAATGTTTTCAAGCCATTATTGCCTTATACGTCAAAACTTGCTGGTATGGTGCTGCCTGTTATTAATACAGCTTTAAAAATATTAATACCAATTGTACAAAACTTAATAAACAAAATTATGCCATTAATACAAGCTGTTTTACCGCCATTAATAGGACTTTTCGAAAAAGTTCACAACTTATTATCGGCTCTTGCGCCGGTAATTAAATGGGTATCTAATTTAATAGTTACTTATTTTGTTGGTGGATGGAGTATATTAGTTCCTATAATTAATAATGTAATGGGCATTTTTGGAGGGCTTATTGATTTTTTAACAGGAGTATTTTCAGGAAATTGGGCATTGGCATGGCAAGGAATAAAAGATACTTTTGTTAATATTTTTAAAGGGATAGCCAATGTAATATTATCACCTTTAAATTATGTCTTCAATTATATGAATACAATAATAGAAGGGATAAACACCATTGCTATTCCGGATTGGGTTCCCGGAATTGGCGGCACATCATTAAATATTCCTAAATTGCCTGTTTTGGCATTAGCTAAAGGGGCTACATTAATGAGCCCAGCTCTTGCATTGCTTGCAGAAGGCGGATACCCGGAAACAGTTGTTCCACACACAAATACACCGCGAAGCAGAGCCTTGCTTGCAACGGCTGCGCAAGGCGTGGGGGTAGGGGTTGGTGGTAATACATATATAACATTTGCACCTAATATAAATAGCAATTCAAGCGATATAAAGTCGCAATTAAAAGATGCATATTTCGAATTTGAAACTAAAATTGATAATTATTTTAGTGAAAAGAGGCGAATAGCATATGGCAACTGAATATTATCAATATAAAACATTACAAAGTGATACGTTCGATAGCATAAGTCTTGATTTTTACAATACTGAAAAGCATGCATCTATAATTATGAATGCAAATCCTACATATATTAAAACTCTTTTATTTAGTTCAGGAATAACATTAAAAATACCTGTAATTAATACCAATAACAATGAAGTATTGCCGCCTTGGAAACGGAGTTGATATTAATGCTACAATTAATATATGAAAATGTTGATATAACTAACGACACAAACATTATGTCAGCAATTTACAACGAAAGAGCAGGTGGAGGCTCTGATACATTAACAATAACTTTTTCTGATTCGGAGGATAAATGGCAAAAATGGAACCCCCAAAAAGAACATGAAATTGAATTAATTAATGATGGAGTATCTACCGGAGCAATGTTTATAGATGGGCGTAAAATGTCAGGCGGTATATTTGTTTTAAAATCTATATCAACTCCCCCGGGGATAAAGACCATAAGGAATAGAACGTGGGAAAATATAAGATTTAATAAAATAGCCAACGATATTGCTCAATCCTCTAAATTAGGCATTGAATTATATGGCACAACAAATTATTTGTATGATGTTATCAATCAAATTAATGAGACTGACCTTGCTTTTTTAAATAGACTTTGCATTAGAGAGGGCTATGTTTTAAAAGTAAACTCAAAAAAAATAATTATATATAGCGAAAAATATTTAGAACAACAAGAATCAATAAAAACTTTTTATAAAGATTCAGGTAAATCAATTTTTGAAGATGGTTCAGATATTGTTTATGCTGCTTGCCAGGTAAAGTATTATAATGGGGCTGAATTAATAAATTATATTTTTAAACCTAATCCCAATATTAGTGGAGAAATTTTAAAAATTGACGAACAGATATATAGTAGTGGCGAAGCTGAAAGATTTGCAAAATCTTATCTTAGAAATGCAAATAAATACTATTTTATCGGGTCAATAAGTAACCAAATTAATTCTAAAATATCGGCAGGAAATAATATTAATGTGGATGGAATTGGGATTCCTGATGGTAAATATTGCATATATCAAATAATTAACGATTTTACACATAATACTCAAGTTTTAAATGTCAGAAAACTTCTGGAGGGATATTAATGAATAGAAAAGGAAAAATATCTGTTATTGATGCCAATTCAAGAACGGCAAGAGTAATATTCCCGGACGAAGATAATATAGTTTCTGCACCGCTTAAGCTTTCTAATAATATATCAGTGATAGGTGATAATGCATTATTAATAGGTGATATCGTTGTAGTTGCTTATTTTTCTGATAATTATTCAGATGGAGTAATAATTGCAATAATAAAGTGATCGGAGGGGTTGTGTTTGCCTATAGCAACATTTGGTACCAAGGTTTTCGAAGCAAGTAGTAATAAAATATATACATTTGATGGATTTAGTAAAAGCACTTCTCTTGATGTGGAAAATCAAGAATTAGAAAATAATAAGCCATCAACATATATTAAAGGATATGCTCTTGACCAAATAGGACCACTAACATTAATGCTTGATTCTAGGTTTGTTGATGTTGAAGCCGAAATACAAGACTGGAATAATATTTGCCTATCCAAAATACCGCAATTTTTTATAATGGGTGGAAAATTAATTGGCCAAAATAAATTTTTGTTAAAGTCAGTAAATGAATCAGAAGCAATAATAAATAATTTGGGTAAAAAAATAAAAACAAAATTAGAGCTTTCTTTTGAAGAGTTTGTAAGGTATGGTTATAAGCAAGATAAAGCAACAAAGGGCACACAGACAGCTTCTTCCGGTGGGATTGATTATTCACAAGTTCTTGATTTAACAATGAAACGAGACAACATTAATGCAACTGATAGTATAAATGCAGGAATTCAAAAGGAGTGAAGTAACCATGATATATACTATTGAAACAAATCAAAAAATTAATTGGTATTCTAAAGGAACTAATAGAATATTGCAAAACATAAGCAATTTAATGAATACTAATATTTATGAAGTTGCATATATGAGGTTAATGGGCTTAACGCGTAAATATATTGATAATCCTATTAATTCTGCAGGTATAGTTACTGCTGAGGTAATTAATTTAATTTCAAATTATGAGCCTAGGGCAAAGGTTATTAGTGTTAATTTTAAAAATATTGATGATGATAATAATTTAAACTTTGAGGTGGTGGTTGATATATGAGCGATATACAGTTTGTTGAAATTGATTCTGAAAAAATAACAAATAATTTAATTAAAACTTTTGAAGAAACAATAGGCGAGACGCTTTATCCAGGAGATGAGCGTCGTATTTTTTTACAAAACTTTGCTCCGGTGTTGGTTGCGTTAAAAAACGATATAAACAACACTGGGAAACAAAACTTATTAAGATATGCATCTGGAGAAACATTAGATGCTGTTGGCGTAGATTGGTTCAATGTTACAAGGCTTCCGGCACAAAAATCTAATACAACATTAAAATTTACATTGTCTACTGCACAACTTGATGATGTAACTATTCCAGAAGGTACAAGAGCAACTCCTGATGGAGAGCTTTTTTTTGCTACATCTGCTAATTTAGTAATAAATGCCGGGAATACTTATGGAGAGATTTTAGCCGAATCAACAGAGGCAGGAGCTAATTATAATGATTTTATCGCAGGACAAATAAAATCAATAGTAGATCCAGTTCCATTTGTTCAGTCGGTTGAAAATACCAATACTTCAACCGGAGGCTCCGACATTGAGAATGATAGTGATTACAGGGAAAGAATACAAATATCTCTTGAGTCGTATTCGGTTGCGGGTCCTGCAGGTGCATATAAATATTGGGCACTTACTGCAGACGCCACAATATCTGATGTTGATGTATCATCTCCAAGTCCTGGAGTTGTTCAAGTAACAGTATTACTTGAAGGTGGAGAAATACCAAGCCAAGCTATTCTTGATAAAGTTGAAGCAATATTAAGTTCAGACACAATAAGACCACTTACCGACAATGTTCAAGTTGCCGCAGCTACAGAGGAAACATACGACATAGATTTGACCTATTATATTTCAAATGATGATGCGGCCAATGAAACAAATATAAGAAATTTAATCGAATCGAGTGGTGGAGCTGTGGATCAATACATTGCTTGGCAATGCTTGAAACTTGGTAGAAGCATAAATCCTGATGAACTCAGAAGATTGATATTGAATTCCGGAGCTTGCAAAATTGATATTACAACTCCTATGTTTACAGAAGTAAATAATGATACCGTAGCAAAAGTTGACACCATAAATATTGCTTATGGTGGTCTTATATCATTATAAGAAAGGAGTGACAGCTGTTGGATCTTTCAAATATTGACTTATTACAATTAATGACACAATATATGCAACAAGACGATACCGTACAAGCATTTTGTGGATCTCTGAATCCTCAAATTAGACAGGCAACAAATGAAATATCATTGATATTAATTTATGCGAATATTGATGCAGCATCAGAAAAATTACTAGATGAATTAGCTTGGCAATTTCATTTAGATTATTATGATTCGACAGCAGATATAAGCGTAAAAAAGAATTTAATTAAGTCTGCTATTTTAATACATAAAAATAAAGGAACACCATTTGCCGTAAAAAAATTAATAATAGACGTATTTGGCTATGGAGAGTTATTGGAATGGTTTCAATATGATGGAGAGCCTTATACATTCAGAGTGGCTGTTGATCATGAAGTTGGTAATCCCGATAATGTGCAAAAATTTATAAAAGTAATTGAATCAGTCAAAAATATTAGATCACATTTAGAAACTATGGAATTCATAATTAATGAGTATCTAATATTTCAAGAAAATATTTATAAAAGAGATATGCAACGATTGACCATACTTGGGGCAACTTGGCATCTAGGAACTACACCATTCGCAAGCGTCAGTGGGGAGGTGCAGGTAAAATGATTGAGGCTGATTATATAAGTGAGCTTGCAACAAAAATAAGTACGGATATTACAAAAGTATTAATAAATAATAGTATTGAAATTACTTCTTTTACATTAAAAAGCGTTACTGATAATATTTTTACACTAAAATTTAATGTATTAAAATCCCAAACTGAATTAATTACAAATATTAAACTTAAAAAGACGGATGAAACAGCAATAAGTGATAATGATGTTAACATATTAGTGAATTTTACTGAAGTAATAATTAGGCAAACAATTACAATAAGTGAGGTGACTCAATAATGGCTTATGCTGCAAAAACTGATTGGGTAGATTATGATATTGAAGATCCTTTGAACCCGAACGCTATACCAACTGCTAGTGATATGAATAGGATCGAAGAAGGAATTAATAAGGTTTATATAGGAACGCATATTTATGGAGTAAGTGAAGAAGGTGCAGATACATACAAAATAGCATTTGCAACGCCTTTTACAGAATTAACCGAAGGAATGCATTTTAGGATGAAAATTGACATTGCTAATACTGCGGCCAGTAGCTTGCAAATTGATAGCATGCCAGCAAAAAACATTAAAATCCTAAGCTCTATAGGGAAAATCGACACTAGAACAGGGGATATGGTAGCGGCTGGGATTTATGATTTTTATTATGACGGAGTAGATTTTATATTGGTTGATCCCACTGTAAACGCAACTAATATTTTGGAATTAGTAAAAACTGTTGACGGAACAGGTAGTGGATTAGACGCTGATTTACTTGATGGAAAAAATGCTAATGAATTTGCTTCATTTAAAAAAAGCAGTGCCACATTCACGGATAATGACACATCACAAACTTTTACAGATTCTTTTTGCACAGCAGATAGTTTAGTCGTGATATCAATAACATCTGCGACCAGTCCTAAAGGATTGTGGTCTGTTGAGAGTGCAGATGACAGCTTCACAATAACCAGCGACACAGCTGAGTCGGACGATATAACATTTGATTATTATATTACTAAGGTGGGTGGTTAAATATGTCAAGAGGAATAGTAAGAGGCGGAAATAATAATGGTGGTTTAACTAATTTTTTTGGCGATGGCTCGGATGGAGATTTTAGTGGCAGTATAAGTCATTCAGTTACAGCACATACCGGCTTAGTTGTAAAACAATACAATACATTTAATTTAATTAATGGTAATACCGTTGATGTTAATAATCCCTGTAGAGGGTTGGTTATTTTTTGCAGAGGAGACATGAGTATAAATGGTATTATTAATATGTCGGCAAAAGCTGGGTTTGGAGTAGGTGAATTACCGCCAATGCCCGTATTATCTAAAAACAGCGGTGGCACTAACTTAATTGATAAATATATGAAATTATGCACTACTTTAACATCATTAAAAGGCGGAGCAGGAGGAAATGGTGGAGCAGGAGGAAATGGTGGCGGTGCTGGTGGAAGCAGTGGCTCTG